GCCTCTAAAGCAGTGGCCATGCCTGCTGCGGCAGTGGCACCGCCCACCCCCTGCATAATGCCGCCGCCCACGGTTTTTCCCGGGTTAGCATTGCGCCAGTTGGCCTCCAGCGCCGCATCCTGATTTTTGCCGGATATGGCCGCAGAAATCGCACTGGCGGCATTTCCGCCGGCGCGATTCAGCGGGCTTTGAACTTGGTATAATTGTCCTAATTGCATCTTTTCTCTCCTTGCCTATGCAGCAACACCGTTAAGGGCATCAGACAACCGGGTAAACCGCGCATCCTCGGCCGCCCGGCGGGCCGTATTCCTGGCGCCGGCCGTGGCCTTGGCCTGCTGGGTCGTCATGTCCGCGTTCAGCGCTGCCATCCGTCCGGAGCCCGGCGCCGCCCCGGTGCGAGTAATCTGCTGGTTAAGCTGCTGGCGGGCTGTATCAAACTGCTGGGCTGTTTCGGCATGCGCGCGATTCATCCAGGCGTTCGGATCCACGTTACCGGCCTCGGCCATATACGTTGCCAGCAACGGCCGGGCGGCCTCGGTGGCTTCGGTTTTAAGCGCCGTCTGTGCCTTAGCCAGGTCAAGGGTCGGCTGGACCATCTCGGTATTGGCCGCCACCTGGGCCAGCTCCATGTTGGCCTGACTGTATGGTCGATCAATAATATCGGAAAGCGACGAGTCGTTTAAGACGGCATCGCCGCTCAAACCGCCAACCTGACTGTATTGACCGTTAAAAGAGCCGTACTTGTAAAAATTCGCCAACTCTCGCTGAAGGTCGGTATCGAAATCGCCGGTCCGTATCAGCATGTCGTAATATTCTTCCGGGGCGCCTTCCGGTGCATCCCCACCGCCGCCGCTACTCATGGTTGGCCTCCTTTTTTTCCCATTGATGAAAATTCTCGTCGCCCTGATGATAGTAGTGGTAAAACTCATGCACATCCCGGACAACGCGCCGGGCATGATCCAGGCCACCGATCAGCCGGGCTGCCATAAACACGATCTGCTCACAGATTTCACGCCAGGTGTAGGCGAACATGCGGGTGTCCTGTGACGGATGACCGGCCCAGTGGTTGGTGGCATCCCATATCAAAAAACTGGTGGACAATATCGGCGTAAACCAGGCCTGGTTGAACCGATAAAAATCATTGCTGGGGATATCCACCATGCACAGATGCAGCATCCGGAGCATGCGCCCACTGTCGATCTGATGATCGGGCACGTCCCGGTCTACAAAATCATCGGCGATCTGCGTCATCTCAAAGCCCATCATCAAAAAATCGGCTGCCGCCCGGTTCCCCTTGCACCACTCCAGGGCCTTGGCATATTCCTGATCGCGCGTAAACATAATGTTATAGCCCCTCGTTTTTGCGGATCTGCCTTATTTTGTCGACGGCAAAATCCTGATTTGATACGACGAGATCAATCTCATCCAGCAACGCGGCGGCGGCTTTGGAAAGGGTGCTCCGGTCAGCCGTTGCCAGGGCATAGTCCATCAGTAACCGGATTTGCTCCGCGATCGGCACGGCCGCCACCGGGCCGAGAATGGTAATTTCATCGATCGCATCTTTTTTGCGCCGGTTTTCTTCCGTATTCTCTTTCTCGATCGGTGGCCCAAACGGATTATAAGGATCAACCTGGCACTTTGCGTCATCCAGCGCGCCCGACCGAAAAAACTCACCGGGCCCGCACTGGTGACGCACATGGCCCGACGGGCACGTCACGGTACGCTTGATAACACCCGTATTAACGTCAAAAATTGTGAATGGTTTAGATGCCATTTCTCACCTTAATAAATACAAACACGTCAACCAGCTATCGCCGATCGCCTTGGAATCACCGGCTGTATAAACTTGCAAATTAACCGTGTGGGGTCCTGCGGATAATGACTGCATGCCGAACATCGTTTCTCGCTCACGAAGCGTCGTTATCAGACAATAAAAATAATTCGATGTATCAGCCGGGCGGCTGGTATAAGCCACCGCATAACCGTCCACGGTAATGCGCAGAGCGCAACCGGCGTGATAACAGGCCGGCGGCGCGCCACCGCTATCCCTTATGTCACCGATCATACAGCTGGCAAAAAATACGGCATCGCCGGCATAATCAAGAGAAATAAACAGCGACTGGATGGTCGACCATCCACTGCCGGCAGTAATATCTCCGGACGTATGAGCAGACGACATGGTTGACACCGCATGATCATCAACCCGCAGGGTGTCGATCGCTGCATATTTGATCTGTGCCCGGTCCACCATTATTATGTCGGTGTTGATATAACCGCCCTGAATCAATGTGTGCCCGTTGGCCTTGGCGTTCTCAATCGCCGCACCCAGGTCAAGCTCGTCCTGGGTGTTGTCCGCATCCACCGGCGGCTTGGCGCCGACCAAAATGCTATAACGCACCTGGAGCAACTGGGTATCGATCAACTGGGACTGGATCTCATCGACCTTTAATGCCCGGGCATAGATGGTGTTTTCAACCACCAGCTCACCGTTCACGCCAACCGTCGGCTTGCCGTCCACATCGCCTTGCCTTAAAATCCCCGTCCGGCGCCAGTAATCGCCGCCCTCGGTCGAACTGGGAATAACCCCGGCCGGCACCGGCGCGTTGTAACACTGATATAACCGGGTATCGTATTCCACAATATCGCCGGCCTCGTAACTGCTAATTCCGGGCATCCAGGCCGGCGCGTTGGGCGCCGTAAGGGCGGCCAGGACCTCGTCAATGGTCTGCCCCACCGTATCCTCACCCGGTACCAAAAGACCGTCTTCCTCGCCCGGCGGCGCCAGCCGGGAAGCGTTGCCGGCATAATCCACCGACCGGACCCAATAATAATGATTACCCAGGATATCGGCCATGTTGTGAATAAACTGGGAAGACTGGCCACGCTGTTCCTGGGGAATCGTCACTGTGCCGACCAGGCTGGAAAGCGTCCAGTCATTGGTGCCGACCGCACAAAAAACCTCGACGCCCCATAAATCGTCATTGGTGGCGTTTGTCCAGGAGATCCGGTTGGCAAACGCGCCCCCAACGGCCTGCACGTTTGTCGGCGGATCCGGCGCGGATCCGTCGGACGGCCGGACCGTGGATCGACCGACAATATCCAGGCTGGAAAGCTCGGACAACCGCACAAACCGGTCCCCAGGAGCGCCGATCCGGCCCTCATGGATATCCAGCAGCTCTTTGACCGGGATCATTACCTTCCGAACCGGCTCATCCAGATCCTTTAAGCCGGGGATATTCGGTCTTTTGGTTGCGTTAGCCATACAGATTTAGCTCCTCCGGAGAATGTGCCAGTCCGAACGCAAACACTTCCGGACCGGATGTCTCGATACCGATCCGCCATTCCCGGTACAAGGATCCGCCGGGCACGGAAAAAAAGCTATCCGATGAAACAGCCTGATCGGCCACCAGGGTTTCGTCCCCCCAGGCCTTAAACGTCAAATCGCTATGCCCGGACGCTGCCACCTGTCCGCAGGAAAACGCAGTCGGATAGCGCCGGAACGGCCCGGAAACATAAACGGCATCCATATAGGTCTCGGCGCCCTCCCACAGCTGCCATCCGGCCGACGTTTTGATATACAACGCATCCGCCTCGGGGTCGATAAACACCGCCGACACAGCAGATCCGGCCGCAAGCTCCAGATGGACCACATAGGATCCGTCCAAAGGAATCATCATCCCCGTATCGCCGCCAGAGAAAAAGATATAAATACATCCCCGGTACCAGGCACAGATCATGTCGGCCGGGCCATAGGCCTGCCATTGCTCGGATGTAAAAAGCCCCTTGGTGGCCAAGCCGCCATCGCTGCCGGTAACACAGGCCAGGCCATGGGTTGATGCGTAGTAAACGCCGTATGGCGTGGAGACAATGGATTTTTTCGATAAACAGGGCAGCTGAAACTCCAGCTGATTTTTGGTGGTTGTGGCCGGGTCTGTACCGGTAATAATCTCAGGAAAACCGGTGGTACACACAACCAGCTGCTGGTTATAGACCCCCAGGCCGACAACAGTAAATCCCGTTTCCCAGGAGTAGTCCAGCGTCCCGGACGCCGGAAAAGCGTAATAATAACCGGAGACAGACAGATAAACCGTCTTGTCTTTAAATAAAGCATATACCCCGTTGGTGTACTCGATACCGCCGGCCACACCGGCCACCGGCGGATCCCACCCATCGGTGATCTCCACGTCGCCGAGATTATCGTTCAACGCGCTCTGGTCACCGTTGACATCAAACATCTGGTCGGCTGCGTCATTGACATAAGTCACCGGGATATCAAAATACTCGGATCCGGTAGCCGAAGGCCGCAGGGGCACGTTCTGATATTCGGTTTCTCCGGACTCGGATGTAACCGTGCGATACACCCGCACATATTCAATATCGTTGCCGGTGGATACGATCGAAAAATTGTTCAGGGCAACATATTGCCCCTCGTACACATCAACCGGCATCGATGCCGCCGACAAACCGGACTCTTCCCCCCAGGATGTCACCAGCGAATAGCGATACGACACCGTATCCGCCACAATGGCACCCTCGGTCATCGTGCCGGTAACAGAAACAGATAAAATAGTACCGGGCGTGGCCACACCCCACCGCCGCCTGGTGGATCCCTGGCGGGCCTCCGGGTGGCTGTCACCGCAAATTCCACCGGACAGGTTGGACACCAGCAACCGATTTACACCGGACACATTGGCCGGCACCACATCAACCACATCGACATCAGACGCAAACGTCCACACCGTCGGCGTAGACACGTACGGATCGCGGAGCGGCCGGACCGTCCCGGAAGACAGATCGCAGTTGACGGCAGAGTAGGCGTACCCTGCCGGAAGCAACCGGGCATCAACCAGGGGAATCTCGCCCTTTAAGCCACGCGCCACAATCCGCATACTACCCCTCCTTTACCGGCAGACGGGCGTCCAGCTCCAGGACCTGGTTGCTGGTTGCCGCCTGTACCCGGCAGGTAATCTTGTAAACGTGACCATCTTCTCCGCCCTGGATCCAGATATGGGCCTTTTTTCCTGACACCCGGTTATTGAATGAATTAAGCATGGTCTCGGACATATCGCTGTCGTCTGCCTCGTCGATAATCTCGACGGCCACCACAGGAGACGCCAGGTCCTCACCGGCATCAGGATTGCTCGACGCATTTAGCCCGTTTGTAAAATCAAACGTGATATACCGCTCTTCACCCGGCTGCTTGTCGGGCAGTCGCTGAATATTACCCATCACCTACTCCCAATTTTTTAATATCGGCATCAGTCGGACCAGGAAGACGCTCGTAGTCCTCCGGCCTTAATACGTCAGGCCGGGATTCGTACCATTCAAGCAATGCCGCCCTGTTTTCGGGGGCCAGCGCCTTGAGCAGAGCGAACCGCATGTCAATCGGACAGGCATGCAACATCTCGACCGTCCGGGAAGACAACCTGCCGGCAGACAAATAATCGATTACCGCCATCTCCTTAATGCGATACTCCCACATCTCCCGCTCAAGCTCACGCCGGCGATCCGGCGCAAGTCCACCGACCAGGCTTTTCAAAAATACGGCCTGCTGGAAGAAACGAATCAGCTCCCGCTTTGTGTCTGCAATAGCCCGGTCCGCCTCTTCCAGCTGCATTTTCGCTCGATCATGCTCAACAGCGGCACGTTCACGGGAAAAAGGCGTCGCACATTCGTCAAAATCATCTCGATCAGCAGCGGCCTCCCTGATCTTTATTTCTAATATTCGCCGGTCACAGGTCAGCTCCCGTAGGCCGCGCACACGCTTATACAACTCCCGCAATGCCTGTTTGTACTGGCCGTAAACCGTTCCGCCCGCCCGGGCAGTAACCAGGTAGTCATCCTGCCAATCGCTCATTCCGGTTTGATGATCATCGAGTAACGCTTTTAAATCCAAAACATTCCCCCCTACCACATCGCCATTGCCGCGTGGCCATATCGAGGCGGTGACGGCATGTTGGTCTTCGACACCCAGGTATCCGAAATATATTGATCGGTATCTGCCAGCTGGCTCGGGCTGCTGCCGCCGACAATATAACCATGCCCGTTGAATCCCGCAGCGGCTTGCATATACCTGGCTGGATACGGCATATTGGTCCTGGCAAGCCAGGTATCCGGATCATACTGATCGGTGTCATAAAAAGCACTCGCTCCGGCATATCCGCCGAACACATAACCCTTGTCGCCGATAGCGGCTGCAGCGAGAAAATATCGCGCCGGAGACGGCATCGTGGCTTTCGACACCCAGGTGTCTGGACTATATTCATCCGTATCAGATGCCGCGCCATAATTATCCTGCCCGCCAAACACATAGCCGTTACCATCGATCGTCGCGGCCGCGAGATATTTGCGACCATATAACGGCATATCTGTCTTGCTTACCCAGGCGTCTTCGCCCGGATTGTATTCGTCTGTATCACGCAAATTAACGCTGCCATAGCCGCCGAACACATACGCCCGGTCCTCAATGGCAGCAGCTGCGGCCCCATATCGCCCCGGCGACGGCAGATCGGTCTTGCTGGTCCACGCATCTGCCCGACTATATGCATCGACATCGTTGGTAGCACCTATACCGCCAAAGACATAACCATTGGCCATGGACGCTATATTTGTCCCACACAAATTACGGCGGCCGGACGATAGGTCGGTCTTTCCCACCCAGGTGTCAGGATCATACTCGTCATTATCGCTCAAAGTCGCCGCGGAAAACCCGCCAACAAAATTACCCTTACACGCCACGGGCAATACCGATATGCACCACATTTTAGTACCGGCATTATTGTCCGGCGCGATATACCGCCAGCCGTCTTCCGGATCCGCCCCGATGGCAACGAGCGTATAAAAAAAGACATTTTCGTCCGTGACGACAATCGCGCAGTCCCCGTCTGACAACAGGTTGCCGTCAATTCCGTCCAGGGCACCGGCACCGCCGCCGGTCAGCTCCGTTTTTGTGTAAGTGATGCTCATGTCAGGATCGTCACCAAAAGCCAGCGCTTTGTGCCGGCGTTTGAGTCCGGAGATATTATCTCCGGGGAGCTTTCAGAGGCACCGGAAGAAGCGTCCAGTCGATAAAAATAAGTGGCTGTGGTCGTAATAACCATCGCCCGGTCTTCGTCGGCCAGGCCGGCACCGTCTTCGGCGTCCAGGGCACCGGCACCGCCGCCCGTTAAACTCGTAAATGGATAAAAAGCCATTGCTAATTAAAATCCTTAAACGGTACCGTCATGTCCTGCTCCGGGTAAAAGGCCGCCATGTCCTGCTCCGGGTAATAGACCGTCATGTCAGATTTGGGATAATCGAGCGTAAAAAATGTCGATGTTGCACCGATGATTGCCGGCCGGTAGCAGGTCAGCACCGGCGCCAGGGTTTTATCCGCCGGCTTGACAAACGCATCCACCCCTGCGCTGGCCGACAACACCGGCACCAGGGTTTTGTTGCAATAAACCTGCAACGGTCGAACAGACACAGACGCCGTCGGCGTGATGGTTTCAGACCGCTGGAGCTTTATTTGCGGCGATGCCGACAGCACCGGCACGATTGTTTGCGACAAAGAAAAACGAATCACCGCACCAACAGACAATACCGGCACCAGGGTCTTTGATAACGACAGGCTGATCGTCGGATCCGAAACCGCCAATGTCGGCGTCAGTGTCTTATCAGACGGCTTGACAGTTGTCTGGTGGCCGGCCGAGGCAACCGGAACGATCGTCTTGGATACAAACGCTGAAACCTTTTGTATCGCAGTCGACACGGCCGGAACAATCGTCTTGGACCGTTTAATAAAATAACTGGCAATGGCCGACCGGGTAAGCACCGGCACGATGGTTTGAGACAAAGAAAACCGAACCGTCTTTGCGGCCGACAGCGCAGGAACCAGGGCCTTATCGGCCGGCTTGACCGCGATCGCGCCGTCACCGCAGGACACAGCCGGTACGATCGACTGGGACAATATCACCGTACCGCCCCAGCTGACGCTGGTAGACGCGGCCCAGGAAATATCTGCTGTGTCCTGCGGAACAGTCATTTCACCCCGCTATGACGTGCCAATGACAACGTCCAGCTCAAACACCCACTGAGCGGCCGATGTTTTGGTACCGATCGTCTCCACCCAGCGCGCCAACATCTGGCCGCCGGAGGCCGTGTCATCGTTAAAAACACCGTATTCCTTCCACTGAAAATTCCCCTCGGATGTCAAAAACGTGGACTGAAACCGTATTTTTCCATCAGAATCATCGCTGTCCGGATCCCGCAACGGATATCCCGCGTTCATTGCTTTGCGCAAGGCGTTGGTGGAATTTTCTTCGGCCTGCAATTTGGTCTGTCCGACCGCAAAGGCCGTGTCGTCGTCACCCACCCCCAGGGCGGCATTACCGTTTGTAAACAGATCATAGCCGCCATCGCCGATAATGGCCGATGCCAGGCAGTAGGCACCGGCTGTGTCTAAACTCATCGCTTAACCCTCCGTTTTACTGCGGCGCATCAACGGTTTTTCGGCCTGCACGTTTCCGTACAGGTCTCTTATCCGCGCCACACCGTTATTATTATCAATCTCGATCGAAGCCCGTTTATGATGAAGATCAGAGGCCTCCCGGGGGGTTAAGGGTATCCCCACGGATCGCTCGATCACCAGGTCGGGCTCGTCTGTCTCCGGGTTTTTGTCAGGAGAATATTCCTTAACGCGAAAAGTGGCCGTCATCATCGGCTGAACTTCTTTTTTTATCGGCATGCTGCGCGCTCCTTGATAGTTTGGGTTAACGATTAAAACAAAACCAAAGTACGGCTAACATAACAAAGGGGCCGAAGCGATCAGGGCCACTACAAAAACGATTAAGCCAAGCACCAGGATAGCCTGCCCCACGGTGGCAAAACCGCCACAGTTGCCGTCAGCACATTCTGAGTTTTTCGACTCCAGCGATGTACCGGTAATCATACGCAGAACAACCGATAAAACGCCGAACACCCACACGACAGTGTCAACCGACAACTCGATACCGAAAAACTGCTGAACAATAACAATCACGGCACCGGCCAGGGCGGTAACGTTTACTGTTTTCGAGCGCAAAAGAATAACCGCCTTTAATTTCTGCAAAATAACCTTGTCCATTTTTTTCCTCCATCTATATGATTATGTTATCCGCCGCTTACCGGCGTGGTCATCATATTCCCGACCCGGGCACTGGCGGGAAGGTTCGGCGTATAAACCATCTCGGATTGATCTTGCAAGCCCAGGGCCTGCATAAAAAGTGTGTGATGGTCCATGGCCCGCTGCCGGTGTACCGGAGACTCGGAGTTTTTCGAAAATCCGCGAAACAGCACATAATCCATCAACACACTGGAATACACATCGGCAATATTGATATTGTCGTCGACAGACGCCACATCGTCAGGCGTCGTGCTTCGCGCCCCTTCGATGTATCCGTTACCGTCAGACGGCGGGGACACCCAAAACACCAGCGGATCGCGCTCGTCATAAGCGTAATAGTCGACGGCGGCCGCAGAATCGGCCGTATGCCAGTCCGGATCCTGCTGGTCCAGCTCTTTTAGGTTCACAAGAACCACGACCTTGCCCGGGGTATTGCCATCGGTACCCATATTGCGATTGATTTTTACCAGGCAGATATCGCCGGTGGGCAGCGTTTGCCTGGTGCCGGCAGCCATCTTAATACTGGAAGTAACAATATTGGCGTCTGGCTTTAACCGGACGATCTCTTTCTGCCCGGCGTTCACCCATGTCAGCCCTTCGGGTTTTTCCCAAAACACATTGCCGACATCTTCGAAAATTATGGCGGCATCGGCCAGTATCTGGTTAACCGTTACGCTCATTACCTGAAACTCCTGCGTTTTCTGGCGTTTAAAGAATCAATGATCTTTTTTGCCCGGGCATTTTTCGCCTGGAGCAGCTTATCCTTGTAAACCGCCAGGAAATACTTGGCCTGGGCTGGGTCGTACCACGGAGAGCCTTTTTGCGAACACAGCTTTTGACAGACTGCGGCCACAATGGCCTCGTCGTGCTTGTTATACAAAAAATCAGGAAACTTAGTCGCGGCCATCGTCGGCATCAGAACCAGCTCGATATCGACCTGTACGGCGTCGGATCCGGATTCCAGCGGCGGCCAGAGGAACAGTTCCCCCTGGTCCGTCAGCCAGAAGTGCGTCGGTTCGGAGTCGGTGGTTTCAGCCCGCCAGTCCGATATGTTTTTATCCATGATCTCCCGGTGGGTCTTTGTCAGCGGCGTTTCGTCAGCAGACAGACGGATATCATGGATATCCAGGACAATCGTTTCCGGTGCAATCAGTCTGGCCAGGTTGGCCACATCAAGCACACCCTCGTCGGCCGGCGTGATCCGGATATCGTCAATATCCTCATGCCAGGCCCGGGTGCTCTTTAAAAAGTCCCGAATCGCCTGGCGAATCACATTTTTCTTGACCAGATCCAGGCCATCCGGACAATTCATCCGGACAAGGGCCAAAAACTGGTCAAGGGTGGCGTTGACATGCTGCAACATTAAACTGTCCTCTGGGCCCCGGCAATGGCGTCATCCAACGTAATAACCTTGTCGTCGGCAGAAATTTGTACCGCCGATGGGGTTATGGTGATATCAACGCCATCCATCCATTCCCGATTATCAAGTGATTTAACGGTACCCTTAATGGTTACGGTAACCTCTTTACCAAGGCCAATATCAGCCAGTCCTTCAACGGCCTGCTCTTCCTTGTTTAAATAAATAATGACTCGGGACGGTTCCCGGTGTTCTTCGGACAGACTGACCGGCTCAATCTTTGCCATTATTGCTCCTCCGCATTGTCTGTTTTGTCGTACAATAACGCGCCGCAATTAGGGCAACGATGGGGTTCTTCCCACATCTGCTTGTCTTCCATGTGCAATTTTTTACACTTCGGGCAGACCCACAAATCATCGTCGGCCATAATTGCTACACCTCGTTAGGGTTGACGTTGCCCTGTACGTTTTCGGCGGCAACGTTGCGGGACATTTTGTATTCCCAGCCTCGCATCTTGATCTCTTCGGCCTGGCCCCACCAGTCCGGACGTTTGGAGAAGTGCTCCATCCATGCAAACGGGGGCTCCCAGGGATCGTTTTTCTTCCCGCCGACCGGACGACGCTGGTACATGACCGCGTCCAGATCCGTATTGTCGAAAGCAAGTTTTTCCTGAAAATCGCTCAGGGCCTCACGTTCAGCGGCTTCTCTCGCGGCATAAAACTTTTCGGATATCTCTTTACCGATCGCATCCCACCAGGCCTGCGCCAGATCGCGATGGACCTTGTTGCCGATAATGGCAAACTCCTTATCCGACTGCACCGGTGTCCCGTCCTTATACCCGTAAACGCCGTTGCTGTGATGGTAAATGGTCCGGCCGCTGGCATCCGGGAATACCCGTAAAACCCTTACGCCGACCGTCTCCTCAACGCCTTCGATGACTTGTTTAATGGTTAATGTCTGCATTTTTCCTCCTCGTCGTTAAGCGCCCGACCGGCAGGGCCACCCCCTGCCGGTCAAACACATCCGTTCGTTATTCGCCGATCAGTAAAACCGTCAACGTGACTTCCGCCGGGGTCGCCGTGGCCTGAATTTCGGTCAAAGCGCCACCATCGGCAGCCACAAAGGCCGACAGGGACAAATCAACATCGGCCGTGCCGGCAAATGTCGCCTCGATCCGCTCGTCGGTGCCGTCGTCATATGTAATTGCCACACCATTGGTCGCCGCCGAAGCATCGTGAACCACCTTTAAAAAGGTATCCGGTTGATCGGTGGGCAGGTAAACATCACCGCCGGTCAGCGTGTTGTTGACCAAAAGCTGGGCCGCTGCGACACCGTCCTCGTCAAAATAGACCTGGAGGCCGCCGGTGCCCGCCGAGGCATCGTGGCTGATCACCACATTCTGGCCGCCGGCAAATGCGATCGCTTTGTCCGCCTCGTCGTTTGCCATGTTGCAGCAAAGATACGGATTGCCGCCATCGTCATACTTCATGTAAATCGCGTTTCCATCCGGGGTTGCGTCATGCGTCACCGTGTATGCGGATCCGGCGTCCGCCTTTTCCTCCTGGGAAATCTGGCCGATCTCCATGATTTTGATCTTGTGATTGGCCTGATCGAAACGATAGGTGTAACCGTTTCCGGACGGCTGCTGGATAAACATGGCCTGGAAGGCCTTTTTTACCCCGAAATTCCCGATCGCCGGCAAAGGAACACCGCCGGTCGGATACGTCTTCGCGCCGTCGCCAAACGTAAGATCAGCCAGGGAAATAACCTTATCCCCCCGGGCGATCTGCCTGTCTCTCGCGGGCAGACTGACAGAGACATCAGAGGCTGCTAAATCTGCCATAACTATTCTCCTTGTGGTTTATTGCCCGGCCGGATGGCGAAGAAGGGAGGACCACATTAACCCTCAAAGAACACCGGCCGGACAATAAAGGTTACAGACCGGCTCCTACGAAGAAATCGGAGAGCTGATCAGGGTTGAAATATTGCCCGGCTCTTCCGGCCAGACCCGGCAAACGATGCGCGGGCGGATATGCCCGGATGCCGCCGTTTCGGACCGCTGGGTCATCTGGCATACAACCTCCTGTCCGGGCTGAATCATTGTGCCGGCACAGGTATCGTCATACAACACGGTACCGGCGTCGGCATCTTCGCAATCAAGCGTACCGATATCACCGTCACCGCGATCAACGTCAGACCCGGCCGTCGGGCGCTTGTCGAATTTAAACTGCGCCTGGGTAGCGGTACCGGCCACATCCTCTGTGATCAGGCCTTCAACGCGCAGAACCTCCAGGATGCAAGATCCACCGTGAAATACGGCCATATCGGCCACGGCCTGGTCCATATCGATCCCCAGGGCCTCGCTTTCGGGCCCGTCAACCAGATATAAGGGATCCAGGTAAATAATTTGGTTCGGTATCATATAACTTCCTCCTGTTGGCTGTTGGCGGCCGGCAGGACCGGCCGCCTCAACCGGTTAAGATAATTTACGCTTTACTGCCGATGTACACGACCCGGGCCTCGCGATCGTTGGCCGTATCCCAGTAAATCGCGAATTTAATGATCCCGTACCAGGCACAGGCCTTGATCAGACCGAAATTGCTCTGAAAGTTAGGCTCCGCCCGCAGTTCAGGGGTTTCTGCCTCGACGCGGGCCACCGCGTCCTCACCGAACACAACACCCTCACCCAGCACATTGCCCGTACCGACAGAGTTGGACAGAGCGTTTTCACGGTGACATTCGGAGCAACGGATACCCTCTACCTGCCCGACCTCGGACTTGTAGATCATGTCGCCGTTACGCAGGTACTGGTGCCAGGCTTCCAGGGACTTGTCGTCCTTTAAGCCGCGAAGGGCCTTGGTCGCAAAAATACCGACATAATGATCCCCGCCGATCATGGGCACATGCAGGTCATTGGCCATGTAATCGCGCACGACGCCCATATGGCTTTTGGTCAGGTTGTAGAGGGCGTAAGATGAAAACGCGCCATCCGTGTCAATGGTACCGCCGGACAGGCTGGTCGGGGTAAACCGGACCTTGGCCTCTTTAAAGGCATTGGCCGCGCCGGTATCCATGCAGGCCGCCATCTGCTCTTTGAGGTTTTTCTGTGCGCCCGTTTTGGGGTCCAGCACACCCAGCTGTTTCATCAAATGGGTGTATTGCACGCCACGGCCCCACTGTTCGACCGTGATCTGCCGGGTGCCCATTTCCAGTTTTTCAACCGGAATTCTGGCCATTTCGCCCAGGACCGGGGTGGTGGGCTCGTCAAGGGGTTTCCAGTACGGCAACGTCACGGACTCACCGTTGCCCTTACCAAAACCATCAACCTTGGTGGTATGGGGCACAAACAAAAATTCCAGGGCGGCATGCTCCATAATGCCGATGGATAAGTCGTGGTTTTTATAGACACCGTCGGAGGCGTCAAACGTCCAGGTGGTCATTCCTTGTGTCATAATTTATATACCTTCCTGCCGAACACCCAATAACACTACTTGATGACGCGGGAACTTGCCGCTTTGTCAACAATGTCATTGAATGTTGCGTGCTTTTCGGAGGAAGCCTGCTGTCCGCCCGGCCCCTGGCCGGGCCCGGACCTTGGTATGGGTTGCTGCGTATCCTGAAGAGCTCTTTTGCGCTGCTGATCGTGATATGCCATGGTCTTTTCGACCGCCTGGCGGATCTGATCGTCCAACGGCGGGTAATTACCCTGATCATCTGCTTCGACCGGCTGCCGGCAAAACGTAATGAATGCCGGGTCGTCGGCGTCAAAACCGGGATTTTGTTCCTCAATGATCGCGTTTATCCTGGTCTGGATATGGGTAATAGTATCCCCTTCAACAGCCGGTGGCGGCGCCTCTGTTACATCAGGCTCTGACGGAGCAGTCGTGGCGCCTGTCTCCGGCGCGGGAGGCACAACACCCGACAAGGGTTTCGGGAGTTTGGACTCGTCGATCGTCGGCTTAAACTCTTCAATGGATCGATGGGCGCTGGCCCATATCTCTGCGGACTTTTTGCTGTATTCCGGGTCGTCCGGGTTCAGCGCGTCAAGCTGTCTGTTGACTTCCTCAAATTGTTGTGTGGCAAAAACATCTTTTTGCTCTCTTGCCTGTGCGTCAAGGGCCGCCTGTCGTTTATCCTGATCGATCGCGGCCAGTTTTTCCTCGGCCGCTTTGGCTCTTTTTTCTGCTTCCGCAGCACGCTGTTCCGCGCGCGTAGCCCGACCAAAAACGTTTACATAGCCCTCTTCCGCCAATTCATGGGTTTTAAACCGGAGTTTTTTCGGCGGCGGATCGACGGCGCCGGGCTCCGGTGGCGTTACCCCGGGATCCGGTGTAACGGGTGGTACGTGCGATGCCGGCGGAGTGTCAACCGGACTGGTGATCCCGCTCTCGGGCGGGGCAGCCGGTGGCATGCCGGGCTCGTCGGAGTGGTCCGTCGGCCGACCGGCCCTCGGATCAAAATCGCCCTTAAACAGTTTAAACTGTTCTGTTCCGGCCATAATGTCCGAATCAGTAGACGGGGTTGATACAGGGGCCGCCGGGACCTTCGGGTCCGGCGTCGCAGCTGGTGTGTTTTCGATATCGCCCATTGTTCGTCTCCTGTGTTTCTCCGGCGTGGTCCGCAATGCGGGGCCGGAATTGTTATGGATTGACGTTTACCTTTGCCTTCATCAACTTATTAACTGCCCGGTCTGCAATATCAGACCGGCTTTGCAGTTCTCCCAAAATAGCCATATACGCCATGGCTTCCGGATCACTCTTTAAAATTTCACCGATACGCTCATACAAAAACCGGCGGACCATGGCCCGAAGCGTCTTGGCCGCATCCGAATTCGCAACCTCAGCGAATTTTGCCTGGTCGGTGTATATTTTCTTTTCCTTTTCAGGCAGCTTCCGTGTCGAAGAATCCGGATTATTTATAATCGGCTGGCCGGAAACCGGATCAACCTGTGGTCCTGACATTATGCCTCCACTTTCGGTCCGCGCTTATCCTGCTCATGCAGGGGCGTCGGGCCTCCCGGGCCGGCTTGCCCGCCCGGGAGTTCAGGGTTTCCGTTCGGTTGCGATCCCATAATCTGCCTGGCTGTCGCTTCGTCGACGATAATATTTTCGTCTTTCAAGTTTGTCCGGGACTCGAACGCTTTTAATGTTTCATACCGGTTGATAAATGGTGCCCAGGTCGGTTTTTCGGCCATTGGTATAACGATCGTTGTCAGGTATCTAAGGGTATCGGCCTGGCGCAGCAGCTCCTGCATGCCTGATATTGAAAAACGACCGTTTAGTTTAGGCATCCGGCCGCCGGCGGCCATGACCTTTTGCTGGGTTTCTTCTGACAAATCAGGGAATAAATCTGCAACCGTGGCAAAAGAAGAAATCACGTCCACAATGGCGTTTAACACCTGGACGGCGCCGTCCTCCAGGTTGCCGCCCATAAGGCCGAACACGCCCATGGCCTGGTCAAGATTTTGGGCAGCCTCGTGGGCCGTTACTTCGGCCCGGTACCCGGGCAGGCCCTGAACAGAATCGGTTACCATGGAGCCGCGCTGGAATAGCTGATCGTGATATTGAAGGTTGGCCAGCACAGAACTGGTCGCATCGTGACGATCCATCGGCCGGATGACCTGGTGACCGGAAACAGTGTCCCGGGTCTGGTATATCTTGCCCGGCCAGTGATCAACGTCTTCCTCGTCGACCAGGTTATTGACACAAACCTCTGTCGGCGGATTGATGATGTACTTTAAACCGTCCTCATGCAGACACATAATATTGCACATGGACTCCCACAACGTAATAATCCCCTCGACCAGACCACGGCCACCAAACCGTAAGAGGTCCGGCATGGCAGAAAAAGACACGCCCGGCCAGCGGAGCCAACCATACGGTGTGCTTTTGGGTACCTCGATCAACCGACCGCCGGCGACAGTGTATGTTCCGGACGGAAGCAACTCCTCTGCTTTTGGAGACAGAATCGTTCCGTAAAGCTCGGATGCCAGCGACATGTGCCGAAATGAGGACCGGCGCCAGGTCTGATTTTTCCGTTTAGCGATCGCATCTTTGGTCATCATGGGATTGTTGGGGTTTTCTTTTTCATCGCCCTTAATCCGGTCAACATCAAAATACTTACCGACCTTCTCCATCCGTTTTAAGACGTGATAATCAAGCCACTCCTGGTGAATCCAGTAGAGGCCTCCCTGGGGATCGCGCGGCGGAGCATCCGGATCCCGACGGATCTTCCACGGCTCAACAAGATCAATCGTCAGCCCGATACCGGATGTAAATCGCGGAATCATCTCCATGGACGGGCCGGTCGCCAGCGCCATGATCGAGGCATCAACAAACCGCACCGGAAAATTCGCGTGCCGGCTGTCCAGCTGGGTGGCTAAAACTTCCTGCCAGAACTTCTCGGATAGTTTATTGTTCTCTTTCTCAATGGTCAGAAAATCGGGCGAAAATGCTTTTTTTACAGCAGCCGCGCCATACATGACGGCCGCATATGGTTTCGGGATAACAACCCTGGACTGCCACTCTTCCTTGAACTGGTATGAAATAGGTTCTTTTTCCAAAAACACCCGGAAACAATCTTCCTGGGTTCGCAGAATATCCTTGTTTGCGGATGTGCTGGTATCGATGCAGTCACGGCAATAATCAACAAAATGTTTTTCGTTTTCCCTGGCATACGCCTGGGCCGCGTCCTCGCGCTCGGATTTTTCCTGGTCATCAAACTGCGGAGGCGCACCTCTTTTGGCCGACAAATAATTGTCTTTAAACTGGTCAAACACTATATTTTGCGTTGCCGGTCCTGGCATCATAGTCCTCTTATGTTATGGGGCCGTATTTGACGGCTCCGCCGCCGTTGTGGCAATGATGGTCCATCTTCTTTTCAAGAATATCAGACGTTTTTTTAAGCGCTTCACATGCCTGTTGGTTTTCTCTGCTGCACGCCTTTCGTCGCTCACCGCACCTGCTATCAGACACTTTGGCGTCGACCTTATTTGATAAAGAATCAACCTTATCCACTATCTGCTTATTGTTTCTGCCGCTCTGAAACATCGATGCGACCTGAATCAGCCCCAGGATAGAAATTCCAACGCCAACAGGGTCGACCATAACGATTCCTTTCTACAATCCAGCGCCAGGCGCGTTCGGCCAGATCCGATCTATGCCATCACGATAGGCCTGGTTTCTTCGGCCAGGCAGCCAATCCTTGTTATGGCTGGGGCAGTCTTTGTGGCAATGGCCGACAGCCGGCTCACCATTCCAACCTGCCGCCGGCATCGTCTCGGCACCGCAGTCTTTACATTTAAAAATTTCCTGAGTGGGGGCATCCTGATTGCACCCGCCCTGTTGTAACGCGATAAAGTTATCAAATTGCCCCATAATTAAGCCCTCGCAGGCGGTCGGCGGGTCATAGAGTAACTCATAGCCCGGGCCATCTGTTCTTTCATGCCAATGTTTTTTCTTTTATTTTCCGACTTACCCCTCCCGCTTGATGGAAAAAGCAGCGCCAAAATATATAGAAGCGCGTCGCCGACGTGCGGCATGCCGTCTTTACCGATCGGCTTTGTCCCGATGATTCGATTATTGTTGTCTGTTTTCCAATACCAGCCACCGTTCAGCGTCCGGTGAAGGTAATAGGCGGATGCGGAAATCTGGATTAAGGGATTGCCGTCTGTGGCAAGGTTGCGAAAAGCAGAAACAGCAGGATCGATGCGATATTTCCAGTGTGTCGGGCCCGGCTCAAAAGAAGCCGGTTTAAGCAGGTCCTCAAGTGTCCTGGATGTGGATTCATCGATAGAATTCTGGTTCGGCGTCGTCATTGATGGGTCGCCGATATCGCGCCACTGAATAATCTTGTCTTTATATTTTGGCGTCTCCAAAAGCGGCAGGAGCTTTAACTCGATCAGCTCTTTAACACCGACACCGATATCCCATAAGACATCATGGATGATCAGCCGGCCGGGAGGTATCATTTGGCCGACAATACAGGCCGGGTGATGCCACCCATCCCAACCGCGCACACCCAGGGCGCCGGGCACCACTTCAAGCTCGTGCTGACAGTAATGTATGGTCTGATTATAATTGCCGATAACCGGCTTGCCCTGGCAGACGCTTGCGGCAACACCCTGGACGTACCGTTGAAATTTGCCTTTATCATTAGCAAAAGCCGCCCGGTTAGCCACCCTGGCCTTGGCGTTTAACTCTTTATTTTCACCATACGGAATATTAAACACATCCAGCCGGATCTGTTCACCCGTGTCAGGGTCGGTTGCAAGGATCTTCGGGCCGTTGGCCACCTCTTCGGTCCAATGGTCCTCGTCGGCCGGGTTTTGGGTAACCTGCACCCGCATTTTCGTTTTTGACTGCCGGGCCGCCCGGGCGATCGACATATCAAACACACCACGCGGCAAACCCGCGTTGGCTTTTTCAATAATAGGCGCCGGCTCCTCCAGCCAGATAATGGCATATTCCGGTCCCTGGAGTTTTGATAAGCTGGCTGGATCATCAATACCAAACAGGTCCATCTCCACTTTTGGAGACGAATGGATGATCATTTTTTTGTAGTCGTCATGAAATGTAACGCGATTACCAAGAATCTCTTTAATAGATGGTACGGTTGAGATTTTAATATTTTGATGGGTATCGCGGACTAAGGCGCCCCGGATATCACAGCCGCATCGCTTGGCATGGGCGATCAGGGCGCCGACCCCGGCAAAGGTTTTACCCTCTCCCATGGGGCCTTTAAAAATAACGACTTCCGCGTCGGAATAAACAAACTTTTCCTGGGTGGGAGAAAACTTGAAAACAAAATCATTCTTTCGAATAGTTGTTGTTTTTACGGCCGCCTCACCCATTTGTATTGTCTCCGATTAAATGAAGAACGCGGCCGCCATCACCATTATTGTCTGGCGGACTGTCATCCTGATGTTGGTTTTTAACAAGAATAATCCGGCCGTTCTGATCGTCATCCAGTAGGCCGGCTTTGTTGAGTTTTAGTTCGATGATTTTTTGAACGTTGCGCATGGCCGACAGGCGCTGTTCCTGCCGACGATCGTCTGCCAGGATATACCCCAGGCACTTTTTAAGAATTTGTTTGGCGACTTTTTCCGGATCATTTGAATTAACGAGTATCGATGTAAACTCAGCAATCTCCCGCTGAATATTACCAACAGCCTCGGCGATCCGCTCTTTTGTATCGATCCCGGCCTCACGCGACCACTCCAGGCATGTTTTTTCAATCTCTTCCAAGGCCTCCAGATCGCCAGGCAGGACCTCATTAACATGCTTAGTGATGGTATGATAAGCCTCTTCGCCGGCGGCTGAACGAACCCTGGCCATAAACCGGCCCACAGTGGCCTCAGAAACAGAAAGGCCGTACTTATCACGAAGCACGGCCGTCATTTCTGCGCGCGTATTTATCCCTTCGGTCATGAGTTGCTGAACCGTATCGGAATGTCCCTCACGTTCTATGATACATGATTTAGGCACGCCGCATGTTTATCCTCAGAAAATAAACAAATATGATCAATTTATTGTCTGAAAATATAACACGGGTTTTAGGGTAAAAATGGGGTGACGTGTATTGACGGGAAAAAACGTAAATATACGAACAAATAGGATCAAAAAAAACTTGACAGGGTTTTGGGGATTAACCCGAAATCACTTTTAATCCAAGCTGTTTGTATGTATTTAACCGGTACCCGAGGGCAGCCGTAAAAAACCGGCTATTGTCAGAATATTCGATCAGCCTGTCCGGATCCCGGCCAGGACCACCGCTCCGCAAAAGATGGACAATACTGGTTGCTGTATCACGATACTTGAATGGCGCAGCCACAACAGCCACCAGCTGCGCCCTGGTGTCTATCTTTAAAGCCCCGACGGTTTTTGTTGTAGTTAATAAAATCTGAATATTTTTATTATTAAATGCTGCAAGAATATCATCCAACTGAGTCTTTGTGGTTCTACCAAAGACAACCCGGGCCTCCTTATACTGATCACTTAAAAGGCCCCTGATTTTTTCCAGGTGATCGACGCGGGACGAGACAACAACAACCTGATTTCCGGATGCTGCCAGGCTTAATATATCTCCGGCAATACGACGGGTGCGTTCATCATCTTCCAATAACTGCGTGACGGCCGGGTCGTATTCATTATTACCGGTATAATCACCGGTTGTTTTTAAAACATCAACACGCGGCATAAACTCCGGAAGAACCGCCGGCTGCTGATGCCGGTACCGGACCGGTCCACAAAAAGCAACCATCATGCGGGTGAGGCCATCACTGCGATGGTCCATGGCGGCCAGGCCAAGCAAATACCTTGCAGGCAATCCCCAGGCGACGCGATAAAAAATCTTCATATTCACCTGGTCGGCCCGGGCAATAATCACCTGTCCAATCGGCGGCAGATTTGATATACACTTCCACAAACTTCGATCGATGGCGATAATAACCGGCTTATCGATAATCATCTTACCATCCCCCACGAGCCCAATTTGATCCTGTTGTAACGACGTATAACGACACAGAGCATCCCTAAACTGATATAACTGCGGCTTACGCTTTACAACCACCAATGTTCGCTCACCCCTCTGAGAAATAATATGAGCAGCAAACCGACGACGACCATCCCCATCCCCAACATATATACCAAAACGTTTTTCAAACAACACAGAAGCGGAAGACGGCCATGACTGCGTATCGTTAAGGTTAATCTCTTCATCCAGCCGGGCCGAAACCGTCATATCGTTCAGCTCTACGGCAGCGCCATGACTCTGGAGATAATCTATCAGCCACCGCAGGCTGGCCCTGGGGAAAGCAAGGCGATTGTCGTCAGAAATTTCAAAGGCGTGCAGAAAAGGATCCGGAGGCGTTAATCTATTGCCGTACCTTTTCGCTTTTTTGTAATCAGGGTTCGGCACCGTAAAAGCGGACTGCATCTCTTTAGCCGCGGCTTCGGGAATGGCGGACAAGTCTATCCAGGCCCGAGCATCAATATCGATATGGATTTTCCGGCCGGACAGGTCGACCCTTTCCGCCGGCCTGTGGGCGGTAGAAGCCGGTTTAACAGGAGGCGCTTGTGCGGGCGGACAAGACGCAGCGGGGTGTGTGGATACCCCTCTGTATTTATTAAGAATTTGTTGTATAGATGCCATTTAATACCTCCCCAACAAGACAGCAAGACGCCGGCAAGCCGCCCCCTTGTCTTGCATTAAATTATTGATATTATTAAATAAAACACTAAAACAAGACAACAAGACACAAAAATCAAAGAAAGAAACACTTTTAAAGAATATCATCATGGTCTTTGTAAAATTTTCTAAACGAATTTACATTTTCTATATATCATTTAAGAAAACACTGTCTTGTTGTCTTGTTTCTATATATATATATATATAATATATTTAATTTATTTATTTATTTATTATTAAAGAGCAAGACAGCAGGACAAGACAGGGCAAGACAGTAGATAAAAACTGTCTTGCTCCCCGCAGCCCCATCGGATTTATCCCAACGCTTCTTTTAAAAGTTTGTAACCACCTTAAAAACCCAGTTTTTTTAAAAAATCCCATACAGGCTATTATTATAGGGGGGTATGCCCGGGTCTCCCGGTTCCGGGTTCCCGGCGATCCGGGCCCCGGTGCCTGCTGGCCTTGACACCTGCGGGCCCGGTCATGGTCATTATTTAACGCCATTTTTTTTCATCCAGTTTGAAAGGTTTTGGGTTGATGTGCCCAGCTGTTTAGCAATCCAGCTTTTCGGGGTTTGTGTCTCCCGCCAGGCCTTGATATTTTCGGCGTGATCGTCCAGCTTGCTTTTCCCTGGGCCAGGCGGGCGGCCCAACTTCACCCCGGCCGCCTGCTTTGCGGCCAGTGCTTCCCGGGTTCTTAATGAAATAAGATCCCGCTCTATTTCCGCCATCATGGCGAAAAACATAGCAAAAACCTTACTTTGGATTGAATCATCAAACTGCCATGATCCTTTGACCGCATAAAGGGAAGCGCCTCGGGCCCTGACTTCCTGCATGATCTCTAAAATCTCAATGGTAGACCGGCCGAGACGGGACAACTCAGGAACGATCAACTGATCATCCGGCCCCAGGCCATCGACGGCCGCCCCGATCTTACGGGCCCGCCATGGCACCTTTCCGGAAATCTTTTCCGTGATGAATTCCACCCGGCCAAAACCTCTTTCACTGGCGAACTGGAGAACGTCCGCCCGGAACTTGTCAAGATTTTGATCCGCCGTGGATACCCTCAGATAAGAAATTGTTTTTGACATACTCACCCCCCTGCGCTGTTTTGGTGTCCGTTTTCAAAAGAAATCAAAAGAAAGTAAAATAAAAACCTATATTTTTTCTTTAAAATATAGTTTTTCAGTTATCAAAAGTCAACCCTTTTTTATTATCGAAAACAACAATAATAAACGATCGTTTTTTCTACCTGCGGAATCAAAAGAAAACATGTCAATTCTTTTCTTTTACATCCAGACACCCGGCCAGGTCATGACCCGGCCGCCGATCCGGCCGCCCTGGTGCCTGGTGTGCGCATATCCAGCCCGGCCCGGTCACTTTTTGCGCAAAAAAAGCCGCCCGCCCGCCTGCGTTTGTTCAAATAGATGCCCATTATGCCCGGTCTGGTCGTTTCCCGGTCAAAACCGGTCAAAACGTGCAGCCCGGTTACCAGGGTTTTCTTTTGTGAGTATCGGGATTTTCCCGGTTTTTTAGGAAAATTATTTAAAAAAAATAGGGTTCCGGGATTTTTTTTATTTTTTCGCAAAAAAACACCTTGACACCATGACACTATAGTATTATTTAATTACTTATGACACCATAACACCATAACACCATGAAAAGGAGAAAAGACTATGAGCATTAAGTTTTACGGAAAAAGTGAAGATGTTTGTCAGATGATGATTGATACTTTTCGGGCAGGCAACCTGCCGGAGGCCTTAAAGCCTATTTTTGTCAATCGCAGTGACAACATACCCTCTACCGCCTGGAGCTGGTCAAATCGTTTTATGATGGCCATAGCAGGCACGGCAGACGCACGAGGTTTTAGACAGTGGCAAAATGCAGGCCGGAAGGTTAAGAAAGGCGCCCGGGCTTTTCATATCCTCGGGCCCTGCATCGCCAAACGTAAAGACGCCGAGACCGGGGAAGAAAAAACCTTTCTTTATGGTTTTAAATCAATTCCTGTTTTTGCGATTGAAAGCACGGAAGTTTTCGACCCCGAAAAATGGGAGCAGGCAGGCGGCATTGATACCAATGAGGAAAAGCGCCTTGAATCAATCCCCCTTTTTAACGTCGCTAAGGCATGGGGCCTGAACGTGACCAGCTACAACGGCAAGGGAGGCGGCGCCCTTGGTTATTATTCACACGGCGGCACGATCGCCCTGGGCGTTGAAAACCTTGCTACCTGGTGCCACGAACTCACCCACGCAGCAGACGACAAAAACGGCACGATTACCAAAAAACCCGGCCAGCAACCAGATAATGAAATTGTTGCCGAAGTCGGCGGCGCTGTTCTCCTGTCCCTGATGGGATACCACCATGAAGCCGATCTCGGCGGCGCCTGGGATTATGTAAAGCACTACGCCGGAGGCGACACACAGAAAACAATCAGAAAAATCATGCAGCTGATTGACCGTATTTGCTCTTGTGTCGATCTGATCATTAAAACCGCTGAATCAGAAGAAATCAAAGCCGCACACGCCGCTTAAACAATCAACCCGCCCGGCCGGGCAGATCCGGCCGGGCAGAAAGGGGGGAACCATGCCCGAGAAAAGCAGAATCAAAAAAATAAAAGCCCAGTACAACACATTAAAAACGATGGGAGACCTTGACAGGTGGCTGGGGAAACTAACGGCCGAAGAACAGACGACGCTTTTTGACGCCATGACCACGGTTTCAAAGTATTGCGGTATGGATATGCGCCTTGAATATGTCATGCGGGCCCTGGGGTATATCGTCCAGGACGCTAAAGACCGGGCCGCCGCCAACGCAGTTTAACACCAACCACCAGGGCCCGGGAGACCGGGCCCGGAAAGAATGGCTGAAATGCTCGAAAGCATCCGCCAAATATACAACGGTTTTTCAAAAGATTATTTCAATAAAAACGGCTTTTACCTGGAGGATTAAAACCATGGCAGCAACCGCAAAAGTAATTTTATTAAAAGGCGACCGCAACCATCCCGAACCGGCCGAGCACATTATAAAGTTTCCCGGCGGATCGATCGCAGTTGTCAGAACATCCAATAATGAATACTGGGCACACATCGAAGTTAATCGCCCGGAGAACGTTTGCCCGGACAGTTTCAGGGAGTCAAAATCCGGGAAAATCATAAAAACCCGGCTGGACTATAACCGGCCGCCCGGTGAGGTCAAGCACATTGACGACCTGGAAGACCTGGATCACGTCGCCGTTAGAATCACCACGCAATAACAAAGGACACCACAAACACCAACAGGGCCCGGGAGACCGGGCCCAAAACAGGACACCAAAACACCAACATTAAAAAAAGGAGATAAACCTATGAGACAGCTGGAATTAGCCGAAGCCCTGGAGTATGGGAACCAGGGCCCGGACAAAAAACCAACCACCACAGAAATGGTTGAAACCCTAAAACAAGAAAACCAGGATTTTGAATGGTACCCGACCACGCCGGAAATTATCGACGTAATAAAAAGCCGAATAGGGAATAATGATAGCGTGTTAGATGTTGGCGCCGGAGATGGCCGGGTTTTAACCGAATTAACGGACGGTGATAAATACGCCATCGAAAAAGCCACGCCCCTCATTCAGGCCATGCCCGCCGACATTTATATAATTGGCACAGATTTTTTTCAGTCAACATTGATCGATAAAAAAGTTGATGCTGTTTTTTGTAACCCGCCTTATTCAGAATTCGAAGCATGGGCTCGCAAGATCATCCTGGAAGCAAACACCGAAAAAGTCTTTTTGGTTATGCCCACCAGGTGGAAAGACTCCCCGGGAATTCAGGCCGCCATAAAAAAACGTGAGGCGGCCTCAAAGTCGATCGGCGGCTTTAACTTCACAAAAGCCGAGCGGGCCGCCCGGGCCGAGGTCGACGTGGTTTATATCGACTTGACCAGGTCAAGAAGATTTAAAAACAACCACTATCACAGTGAGCCGATTAACCCCTTTTATGTCTGGTTTGATGAAGAGTTCAAGTTTCAGGAAGCAAACGACAAACCCCGGGCCAGTAACACAGGGTCAACACTCCGGGCCAAGCTGGAAAAAGCTATAATTGGCGGCCGGGGCAAAGTCCCGATGCTGGTGCAGCTCTATAACCATGAAATGCGTCACCTGTACGACAATTTCAAGAAAATCGCCGCCCTGGATGCTGACGTATTAAACGAGTTGGGGGTGACAAAGGGCACCGTCCAGAAGGCCCTAGAAAAGCGGATAACAGGCCTTAAATACAGGTACTGGAAAGAGCTATTTAACAACCTGGACGACATCACAGACCGACTCACAACCGGCAGCCGTAAAAAGATGCTGGACAAGCTCACAGCACAAACCAACGTGGATTTTACCGAATCCAACATTTATGCCGTGCTGATATGGGTGATTAAAAACGCCAATAAATACTATGACCAGCAGCTGATTGAAACCGTCCAGGAGATGATCAGCGACGCCAATGTGTTTATGTATAAATCCAACCAAAAGACTTTTGTTTATGATCGATGGAGATACGGGAGAGAAAAGACTACCAGCACCCATTATGGCCTTGAATTAAGAATTGTTCTTCACCGTTGGAGCGCCATTCAGACAGAAGAGCATAAGTATAGAACCTATGATTACCCGAATAAGCTGCACCAATCCGCCCACGACTTCATAAACGACCTGTTAACCATTGCCAACAACCTGAATTTTAAGACCTGGCCTCATTTTAGCAGTCTCAGCGTCGGCGAATGGGAAAGCAATAAGAATAAAGAATTTTTTGATATCGACGGCAAAAACCTGATGTGGGTCAAGGCCTTTATGAATGGCAACCTGCACATAAAATTTAATCAGAAGTTTATCCGGCGCCTCAATGTCGAATTCGGCCGCCTCAAGGGCTGGTTGAAAGATGCCCACCAGGCCGCCCAGGAACTGAATATCCCTGAAAAGGAAATCGAGGATATCACCGAGGCCTTTGGGTGTAACCGTCAGATAACCGCAAGCAACGTCAAGCTGCTGGAAAACAGAAAAGGAGAATAGGCACATGCCCGATATTATCAGAAAGACCATAGCTGTTATTTTCTTCTTTGCCGGTATCACCATGATCATAATTGGCATGACAATGTAACTTATAGCAACCACCAGGGCCCGGGAGACCGGGCCCGGAAAGGATCGGACACCATGAACAGTTACCAAGAAGAATTAAGGCGAATCAATAAAATCAAAAAAAACGCCGACTGCTCCGCCATCAGGTCAACGCCGACTGATGAAGTCATGGCAACGCATGGTTGCCTGGCATGCCTGGATTGCCCGGAAGCAACGTTTTGCAAGACCTTAAAACAGATAGGATGAAAGGAGGCCGACGCCATGAGATGGGACGCAACGATTGAAGAAGTGGACAAGGCCGCCCGGATATGCGAACGGGCCGAAGAACTGGGCTTTAACCTGGACAGGATAAGGGTTCTTAAAAATCTTAATGCCTGTCATAGCAACGGGTGCCCGCTGGATTTTGACGCCTTTTTAAACCTGCCGACGTTTGAATTCATCCATGATTTTTTAGGCATTGACCGATTTCTTGACCAGGAAACCGGAAAACTCCAGGACGGATTTATACCCCGCTCCAGGGTAACCCATCACTAAAAGCCGAAACCGGGCCGCCGATCCGGCCGCCCGGTCTGACCCGGATCAACCCCCGGGCACTGACGAGGCAGGTTTAAAACATCAACCCAAGCAAAGGAGACAGACACATGAATGAAAACAACGAACAACGGGTAGAACGGGCACGGCAGGCGTTTTATGCCTATGACGACAACCGGGGGACGAACGTAACCGACCTGCTGACCGACTTGATGCACTACTGCCAGACCTACTGCATCGACTTTGATCAGCACCTTCAAACCGCACGCATGCATTATGAGGAGGAAACCATTGACCAAACTTGAACAGGAAAAAGCCTTTTTCCAAAGGCTAAAAAACCGGGAATGTAACAGTCGGGCCCGCCGCAAGCGTGTTGCCGCCTTATGGGCCCGGGAAAAGAAACCGGCGCCCAGTGTGAAGGCCAGGCGCCGGCGTCTCCCTTAATTCGGACACCATTAACACCAAAGAAAAGGAGTAACCATGACCGTATCAACGAAACAGACGCAAGTCAAGAGCCCGGCCGTCACAATCCGGACGAATGACGAAAAAAACGGCATCGAGATTGCCTTTGCAAAAAAACCCTACTCCGGCATGCTGGCCATTTTAAAAGAAAACGGTTTTAGGTGGCATCGCCGAAACAAATTCTGGTATGCCCGGCAGTCATGCCGGGCCTGGGCCGTAGCCAGGGACGTGGCCGATCGATGCGGAGTGGAGATGCCCAGGCAGCCCGAAACCACTTAACAATTATCCGGCCCGGCCGGGCTATACAACACCATGGAGGTATGGTATTATGACACAAAAAATCGCAGTTATTGTTGAGGGAGGCATTGTCCAAAGCGTCGTAACCAATGACGAGGCCCTGATAGGGCAAAAGATACTTATTATTGATTACGACATCGACGGATGTGATTTGGACAAAATCACAGCAATAGATCAGGGGGACGGGACGACGGTTGACGCTTATGTGTATGGGGGCGTCACTTCCATCGAGCGGGCCGCCATCGACCTGGACAAAATCGACGAATAGGAGGGCACCATGAACGGTCAAAAAATAGCCCTAAAAAAATTCTCAAAATGGAAGGGAAAAAAGGCCATGAACGCCAAAACACCAAAAGAAAGCAACACCAAAAACATGACGATCCGATTTCCGTTACCGCTTTGGAAGCGCTTAAAAATGCTGGAGATCGACGGCAAGATCAAATCAATCCACGCCATCACCCTGGAAGCCGTTGAAAAGGAGGCCGCCCGCCTGGAAAAAAAGAAGCCCGCCGGCGGCGGCGCATGATGAGGCCGACCACAAAAAAACCCGACGACCTGACCAGGCCGCCGGGTTTTTTTGTGGTGACACCATCACCACACCATAAACACTGGCCACACAACAGCTTTCAGCACCGGAACAACGGCCCCGGCCGTCAGCCACGACCAGAAACCATGCTCCCGGGCAAATAAATATTCGAACCAAACGGCAGCCATCATCACCGACAACCCATAAGCGGCAAAAACCCCCTGTAAAACCTTCATCACGCCCCCTGGATTAAAAGAAATAAAAAGAAATAAAACAAAAACCAATTATAAGAGATTTCTATTGCTATTTTTTTAAAATAAAAGTCACCCGTTTTCTTTTTCGTCCACATCTTTAAAAGATGCATTGTCGAGGCCGGGTTTATCCTCATTGTATATCGCCACCACTTTACCTTTGATAGAGGCTAGATCGGCTCCAGCCAGAACCTGGGGCGGGGTCTTACCCCCGTCCAGCGAGGCGGCGATCACGCCACCGGAATTATTATTAAACAGTTGTCGCACCGGCGTAAGGCAGGGTGCCCCGCAGACATAAAACTCACCGTCATCAACCCGGTCAGAGAATCCATTGCCCCAGTCAACAACCAGAATGGCGCCTTTTTTTGCCCGGGGCTCCAGGGAATCGTCCGGCATCCGGACGGCCACCAGATGCTCTCCGGACACATCGGTACAGGCAAAATATCCGCAGAAATCGTTTTTCACATCCCTAAAACGCCCAGCAAAAAGAGCGCTGATGGTAGTAATGGGGATCATTACCAAATCACCCGGCTGAGACGGTTTGAGGCCGTCAGGGAAACCGGCAATCTCCGCAAACGGAAACCGAATAACCGGCATCTTGGACAATGGAAGAGACAAGTCGGCGCCGATCATTTCCTCATATGTCGTGCCCAGGGCGGCGGCAATTTTTCTGCGCAACTGCTCACTTCCGAACACCCGAGCTTTTTTTATGTTTTGAATGTGCCCGGGAGAGCAGCCAACCATTCTGGCCAGATCCGATTGAGACGGCGCCCCGGGTTGATCCATGAGGACATTAAAGGATTTAATAAACGAGCTTATTTCATTCATAGGCCACCAATAATAATTATTAAACCGACCTCCCCGATCAAAAAGCCGGTTCACCCCC